AAAGACATCAACACCGTCAGTTACAGTTACTTCAAATACACTTGATTGTGCGAGGTCAAGAATTACCTTACGGTTTGGTGATGTACCACTTATAGTGAGATTATTTACATTTTCAGAAAGTGCAGTTGTTCTCAATACACCTTGGACATCTAACAATGCTCTTGGAGCTCCTGTTCCAACTCCAATTTGATTGCTAGAAGTTGTCAATGCCGTACCAATTACCAAGTCAGATGTCGTAACTATTCCTGCTGTAATTTGACCACCAGAATTTTGAATATCATAGTCACCAGTAACTGTTGTAAATCCAGTAATCGTTACATTATTTGCAGTAACAATACCAGCAAATCTTGCTTCGCCATTGACATGAAGTGAAGTTCCAGAAGAACCTACAGCACCAATTGTTGCTTGAGCACCCGTAGCAACTGATGTTCCAATTCCAACTTCATTCAGGTCAGTGTTATAAAGTATGGGTGTTCCGCTAGTTATATTAGTCCAACCAGCAGCAGATACGTTTACACTAGTAAGTAAAGATCCATCACCCTCAAATTTAGCAGCAGTAACAACACCACTAACATTAGCACCACCAATTACATGAAGAGCATATCCATTTACTGTGGTTCCAATACCAACACCATCATTATCTACACAGAAGAGGCTTGTTCCAGATCCAACCTTAAGTGTACAATCTCCAGGTGAAGTTGTTCCAACTCCAACTTTATCAAATACAAATACACTTGTGTCTCTCTCCAAACTAATTGGAGACATTGAACGCCACTCATTATCAGTGGTATAAACATAACCCCATGTTCCACCTTGAGATGGATTTGCTTTCCAGATTACATTACCTGGGTTTCCTGCTAGAATAGGAGCAGAAATTCCAACAGTATAGTTTCTAGAAACAGTCGCATCACCCTGAATAAACAGAGTATTTGCTTCAATACCATTCGCAGAATTAACAGTTACCTTATTATTAACAATGATAGGACCATTAAATTCAGATATGGTAGTGTTGTCTGGGCCACCCTCAACTTTAATTGATCTAGCAAATATACCCTCAACAGGAGTAACAACGTTAATTGCTGGTTCGGTAAGAATATCCTCACCAGTGACTGTTCTCACCGGAGTATCAAAGATTTCCTCACGACCAGTAATCGTGCTTAACTTCTTATTACCAGAGTATGAAATACCCTTGTCATTCATTCCAGTGTAGAAGTTAATTCCACCATCTCTCTTCGTTGACTGTGCTAGAAGTTCTTCATCATTAGAGATTGCTCTATCATGCTTATCTGGTAATGCAGTAGAGTAATTGCCAGGACCAAATCCAACATACTCAAATGTATGACCAGAAGCACGAATAATTGAGTGTCTGCGAAGTTCAGGTACAAATGGTTTAATTCTCTTAATTACTGCTCCAAGTTCATGAGTTGTTGCTTTTGTTGCAAGAACACCACGATAAACCGTGACAGATGCATCTCCAGGAGCAACAGTCCTTTGAACTCTCACAATTTCATCATCAACTTGCAGATAATCACCAATTCTAATATCACTGGCATAATTATTAAGTCCAGTAATTGAGAAGATATTTCCAGTTGCTGTAGAAACAGCACCAGAAAGAGTTGTGGTTATTCCTGCATATGGTGGAGTCATTCTTCCACCAGTGTTTTCATTATTACTAGTTACATTACCATCTTGAGATGCAAATCCTTCAGGAAGTGCGTAAATGTTAGAACTAGATTCTGTTGGAGCAATAGTTGAAACTCCCACGTTAACCTTGAATCTGGTTTGAGTTACATTCTCAGTAACTACGAACGATCCATTGTACTGAGAATTGTTTGCTCCAGTAATTCTAACTTTATTATCAACTCTCAATCCATGTGCTGAAGAGGTATTGACAGTTGCGATTCCAGAAGTAGAATCATATACAAAACTACTGACTTTGACAGATTCTCCAGTCAAATACAAATGTGCATTAGAAGTAAGAGTAGATCCTACTGCACCTGAAATATTTGAAATAGTAGAAGCAGAACTTACAGTAAATGCTTTATCTGATCCTACGCCAACCTCTGTAATACGATACAGATCATTATATCCAGCATAAGATTCTGAAGAAACTCCAGAAACTCTAACAACATCTCCAACGTTGTTGTAAATTGTTTGTACTTGTACAACTGCGGGAGCATGACTGGTTCCACTTGTAGTGATTCCAGTAATGTGCATTGTATTGCCGATACCATATGCACTACCACCGTCCATGATGGTCACCGCACTAATGGTTCCAGCAGCACTTACAGTAACTTTTGCTGTAGCATTAGTTCCAGTTGTGGATGATCCAATAGAAACGAGACTTGCATTGTAATAAGTTTCTTCAGATCCTCCACCAGTTCCATAATCAGATCCACCACTATTGATGTTCAGTTTAATAATTCTATTGAGTCCGTGGTCAATGTTGGTGTGAATAGTATGAACACTTCCAGTAGAAGAAGAAATATCAGTTAAACCAACACCGATATCAGCATCTCTGACAAATTTATCAATCGTTTCCCTTGTTATACTGTTTTTTGGGTCATTGATTTCAACAAGTCCAATTGTGTTAGAATCTGCAAAACACTGGGAAGATGCTGGATCAGAGAGTGGATTATCTCTATCAGTTTGAGGGAATAATCTCTTAACTGGTTGAGAATAATTTTCTCCAGTGAATGGAGTAACAGTTGGACTATTAGATGAGTTGAGAAGAGTCAGATAGTAAACACCATCTTGGTCTCCAGCAACATACTTTTGAGCCTCTGAAATTCTGTAAACATAATACGTATTATTATATTTTACTCTTCTAAAATAAGGAAGACTTGAGTTTCTTACAGTAGTGTCGTTAGTAAAAGTGCCTGGATCTGTGGTCAACGCAACAGTAAACTGCTTTGAACTAGGAATACTTACTACTGTAAAGTTTCTATCAAATCCAGAGTCTTGAGTTGCAGATGTATTATTTGTACTTTTAACATTAACTACCTGTACTTCAGATCCAACACTTAAGTTATGTGGAAGTTCTGTAGTAATTGTAGCAGTATTTGAACTCCAAGTCGCATTAGAAATTAATTTAAAGTTTCTTAAATCATTTCTATTTGAAAGATCACCAGAACCAAAGTATCTTGATATTTCAGTAGTTGATCCGATAGATGTACTAGTCTCTTGTAGGATATATCCTTCAACAGGAGGTCTTGCAGTTGCAGAACCATCTTTTGGGATAACATATCTTACTCTGTAAATAGTATCATTAGACTCTCTATTATCACTTTTTCTCTTGATAAATGTTCTAGGAGTTGCAGCACCAAGTTCACTTACACCGAGGGTATTAACTGTAGAGTAAATATTGTTTTCTGTAGAAGCAGTAGAAACATTAATATACCATCCAGTTGTATTTCCTGTTCCAATATATTGAACTGGGTGTCCAATATCTCCAGAGTTTTTATCAGAGACTCTACTTACAACTTTCAGTAATCCACCATTACCATTAAAATCCAATTCATTATCATTCAGAGCATCATTTAAAGTTTTTGCAAGTTTAATATTAGTATTTGTGTTAATTCCTGTTGAGGACGCAGTAATTACATTGTAAATTGTATTTGGTTCTAATCCATCAGGAATTTGCCCAGTTTCACCAATAACACGAACTGTCTCTCCATTGATGAAGTTATGAGCACTTTCTAAAGTAATAACATTGGCAGTATTACCGTCACTGTTAGTACCAATACTGTTTATTCCTGCACGTCTTTTGACATTAAATGATTTCTCTGAAGTAGATTCTTGTACAAATACCCCATCATATGGTGAACGAGAACCATCCATGACGATTCTAGCACTATATTCATTAGTAACTCCTCCTTGAGGAATCAAAACTCTCAAAGTATCATTAATTCTTGCACCAATTCTAAATCCTTCAATGACGTTTTCTGGTGGTACATCTTCATTTGATGCTCCATATGCAAACAAACGACCAGTTGATGCTAAACCAACGGTTTTTTCAACATCAATAGGATTAAATTCTAAAGAAGATTCCGTTAGTGGAACTTCTTTTGGTGGGTAAATGTGAGAAATATAACCAGTATTGTCTTGTGTAAATGAATCTTTTCTAAATCCAACAGATGTCAGTGCATTTGCTCCAAAGTTGGAGTTGGAGTTGGTCAGAGAAACATCACCACCATTTTCAGTTACAAAGTGCTCCGCATATCCAATAGCAAAGATAGAAACAGCCTGGATGAAGGAGTTATTTGTTACTTTTACGTGGAAGTTCTTAAATTCTGGTTTATATCTTGCTCTGGAGTTAGAACTGATGGTTTCATTACCTGACTTTGTATTGTCGTCATATACACCAGTTGATGGAATGTCTTGATTATAAAGAACAAAAGCTCTATCGTCTTTTTGAAGTCCGATACCAGTGAATTGTGCGATGACCATGGACTTAAATCCAGTGGCTTTGTTACCATCGGCAAGAACACCACACATACCAAATACGGATCTCAAAGATACGTTAAAGATGTATGGAGATGCGGAGGTTACAGTATCAGATGAAAGTGATAATGTTGCTCCTGTTGCTGATGGATTTGAAACTGCCGGTGCATTCTGAACAGAGTATGTAATTGAGGTTGAACTCAGTTTTTCTGAAACGACATATTGTCCATTATAACCAGTTGCTGAAACCCCCTGAATTCTGAAAGGAGTATCAACTTCTAATCCCGTAGCAGCAGTTTTCAGAGTTACTGTTACAGTTGTCCCACTAGAACTGATTGTATCAATTTCAAGATTACCACCAGTTGGTCCTACAATTCTATATTCATCAACTTTTGGTTGGATATCAAGACTAGCACTTGGATAATCTGGCGAAATCTGACGACCAGATGCCTGTCCATATACAAGACCTACTTTTTCATAGTACATATCCAGATCTGTTCGATCTGTAGAATATGTTAAAAATGTGTCATCAATATTGACGTTATTTACACCATCTGCATACTCAAAACAAGTCAGTTTGTGGTGAGAGAAGTTGGGAACAAAGGTGTTGGCGGTATAATCTTTATAAACAACACCATTTGGATCTCCATCAAACATGGAGAACTGCCAGATATAGCAAGCCCCTGTCAATCTAAAGAGGGCACTTCTCTCAATATTATCGTTTAACGGATCTGGTATATATTTTGGTCTAATCTTTGTTTTTCTTAAATCAAGACCAACAATAGAAGTACCTCTAGGCAGAATAACTCCACCATGAATACTGTTTAACTTATAAAGTTCATTATTTGGAGAGTCTAAATCAAAATTTGAGTTTACATCAAATGGAGGTAAGTCATTTGTGGTTCCACCATTTCTAAAATAATATTGATTTGATCCATAAGGGACCAATCCAGGTCTATTATCAACAGTGTGCTCGCCAGGATAAAGAAGAATAGTTGTCTTACCAAATCTATCATTATCCAATCCTCTCTGATAAGAGAATCTAGCAGACTCAATAAGAGCTCTCTGGATTGTCTTAAAAGGACGAGTTAACGAATTGCCCGTATTTTCTATACTATCAGTAGCATCCAGACTACTTGGATCGACGTAGAGAATTGTTCCACGGGTAGACTTCAGAAAATTATCTAATCTGGAAAGACCCATCTTATTTACACTATAGTTCCGTTATGGATTATTTAGTATAAAAAAGCATCCAGTTTCCTGGATGCTCGTATGCACATGAGTGCGCTCTTCCTTCACACGTCTTATATAGTAGCATACTTTTCTGGTTCCCACAAGACCTCTAATTTCTTGTCAAAAACCATCAAATATCTATGTTTTCTGGTTCTATCTCTCCACTCCCCATCAGCACCTTTTACAGAACCACGGGAATGCTTTGTTCCGTCTGAATAATAGAAATCTTTCTTTGGGTCAGTCAACCCGTAATACTTGAAATTACAAGCACGATATATAATTCCGCTATGGTGAGCAGAATCAGCATAGCTAAGAATAGCGCGAACATTCGCATCTTTCCTAAACCTTTTTATACAGCGACTGACGAACCAAGAAGTGATATTATACTCTTCTTTCTGAAGTTCTGGATCTACACATAATCTAGAAAGTTCAAATAAACCTTCTTGCTGGTCTCTTTCTAGTCCAAATGCTCCCCTGGCAATTTCTGGAACTGGGAGCCCAGTAAAAATGCAGACAGCAAGGCACCCGCCAATCCTAAGAGGGCATTCCCACTCAGTATGCTTAAAGAGTCCATAGTTGTACCCTGACTTGAAATCTTTTGATTCGTCTTTCAGATAATGATAGCTATAAAGTAGATTTTTAGAACTTTCCTTATCTACCCTATCTATATAAAAATCACCTTTCATTTAAGTATTATTACTTATTTTTGTTTTGATTCTAAGATATATTCTACCGTATTGGCAACGTCATTCATAGCGTCTCTTAGCATCGGTTGAGACCCTGAGTGTTGCTCTATCTTTGTCACTCCGTTTTTAAATTCTTCACAGAGAGTCCATCTCCACTGCTCCATGCTTTTAGAATACCAAAGGTTAATTTTCATAATACCTCTATAGTAAGCCCCCGACAAGACTCGAACTTGCGCCAACGGCTTTACAAAAGCCGTGCTCTACCAACTGAGCTACAAGGGCGTTAATCTACTGGTAGGAGTTCGGGATTCTCAATCTCTAACTCATACATCATAGGATGACACTCTTCCATCATAAGATACATACTTGCTCTGTACATTTCTTCTGTAGACCACCTTTTACTCTCATCAGCAGCCTTCACTACTTCTGGGAGATTTCGTGCAATCTCTGGGAGTTCGTCAAAAGTAAAGGGAACATTCTGTATCATGTATACGAGAATGACTTTGCTTCCCTCTGGTGTATCATACCAAGCATATTCGGTTTCTATGTGGTATTTCATGGGTTTGTGGTATACCCCACTATATTTAGTGGAGCAATAGGAGCGGGGGGACTTGAACCCCCACGACCTTAATGGTCAACAGATTTTAAGTCTGGTGCGTCTACCGATTCCGCCACGCTCCCAAGGAATCACTCCTCCTTCCAAGTAGGAGGGTGAAAAGTACAATATTCATTAAAGGTGATTTTCATCTCCTTGTTGGTCAGTCCCGCATTCTTCGCTGCTTTGGGCAAATTCCATTTCGCCGCGAATAACATTTCCATAGATTGTCGGGTTTCTGGTCTCATAATTGTAGCACTCTAGGATTTCTTTATAAAGGGTGGGCGAATAATAATTCATAAAAATCTTATAGGGTCAAATTTTTGCCGGGATTTTTTCCGCCCAAAAATGGAATCAAAGCTCGTTTTTGGTCAGGGGGTCAGCATACGCAAGTGTATCTTCATCACACTTATCACGCACCATCTCAAGCACTGCCATGAACTGATCCACGGTTTCACAATCCACGACACGCTCTTCACCTTCACTGGAGTACAGGAAGAACTTACGGGACACGGGATCAACAACACAGCGTGTCAGGTACTCGTCTTGCATGGGGTTCGTTTGATTACCTTGTTATTATACGACGGTCAGAGCACCGTGTCAACCATCATAGTCCTTGATTATGCCAGAAAGTTCACTATCCTCCAATGCGGTTATACCACTAGCATAGTCTTTTACAGGATTTGTTCTGTATCCAGCATCCATGAACCATGTGTTGAGTTCTTCTTGGTGCTTCTGCTCTCTCAATCCATTGGCATTAGTAGTAATCTTACTCTGAAGAGTATTCCTTAGTGTAGTAATTTCTCCCATTATTGATGTAATTGAGGATGCTAATCCCGCATTTACATTAGATGCATCATCAAAGAAATAATATGTTCCAAGTGAAGTTTGAGATGTTACAACACTCTCTGCACCCCGATAGTTGGCATCATTGGATGCATAAAGTGTCTGCCCAATACCTAGGGTATTTGTTGCATAATTACCCGATCCAGTGGTGCTCCTTGAGACTCTAACAAAAGTTTGATCGACCTGTGCTGCGGGAATTACACCTGAAGTATGAGTTCCATTTGATAAATTTGGATAGTGTGCGGCCGCAAGAATATCTGGATAAACAGTACCTTTGACTCCAACTAAACAACAATCTACATTTGGAGTACAAGTTCCACTGTCAGAGTCACAACCAGTGGGATAAATGAATGTAGAAATACCCGCAGCATTTACTGCATTCTCTGCAGGGTCTCCAGGAGCATCTGTAGTGGTTGTTATAAGTCTTTGATTAGCAGCAGGATAATTTACTCCTATTTGATTGATATCAGCAAATAATTGACCAGAAAGAGTTACTATTTCTGCTTTCTTTGCATTGATAACATCAACATATGTCCTCTCAAGGTGGTCATCAAGAGCAACCACAGTTGTTTTAATATTATCAAATTTTGTTTGCTGTATTCCTTGATGATCAGGTACTGCCGCAGTTGGTGGAGGGGTAAAAGTTTTTCCATTAACAGAAGAAACAATCTGTGGAATTACTCCACCACCAACACTTCCAGGAATTGCCGCAATAGCATTTGTTTCATCCGTTGCCTCAGTAGACAGGTTGATATAAGCAGCATTACCTGCTCTTGCTCCAACGGTTGTAGTGATACCTGAAAATGGATTGGGCATTACTGGAATCCTCCGACGATGAAGTTATCATTACTTCCAGGATAATCTGCAGGTGTTTATCCATCATAAACTACATGCATCTTCTCATCATGATTATTAGGATCCACCCAACGGGCAGCCCAAATATCATAGAAACAATCAATATTTGCACCAGTTCCTGATTTAACTTTAACAACCTTACCCCAGTCAATAGATTCGACAATCAAGTCTTGGGAGTATCCAATCTGAGTAAGGGTTACCGTAATACTATCAGGATCAATTAAACCTTCCCAATATTCTGGCAATGTAATTTTATTAGAGTTCTTCAGTCTACCTCTAATGTAGATACCTGGTTCTGGTCCTTCAGCACAGACGTGACGAATTCTCTTTCCTGGTTTAGTTACATGAGGAATATCAAAAGACTTGTTTCCACTTGCGGTTCCATTCAGAGGTCCTTGGAAATTACCCTTGAATAATGGAGCAGTTACAACCCCTCCAAACGCTCCTGTTCCACCAACTGCTAAGGTTGCATCAATCTGTAAGTTTCCCAGTCGCATGTTGTAATGTAACCAAGGTTGACATGCTTCTGATGGATATTCAGATGCTTGAGTAATACCTTTAGTTGGATAATCATACATTGTGGAGAATCTACCAAAGGTTGGAGCATCTGCACAGTTTGTATTGAAAGTTATATCGGGTTTTAAGAATTCAGCTGCCATTACTCTCCTTTCCTATCGTAGTGGTATCCAGAAACAGAATATTCATCATTGTTTCCAGGGTAATCTGCTGGACTCTCTCCTTCATATTCTGGAATGAGTCTTTCTCCATCTGCTCTCTCGGCAAAGATATGATAGTAACAGTTGATAGGAACACCTCCATTGGATTGGAGATAAACTTTCTCTTCATCAACTCTTTTGACAATCACATTTTGATGTGCTCCGATAGGAGTAAGATTGACTGTGATTGTAGTCCAATCAACTAACCCCTTCCAATATGTAGGTAACAAAATTTCTTTTCTATTTACTACTTTTCCTCTACAATAAACATCATTAGATGGTCCTTCAGGGCAGGTGTGGCGTAGTCGGTATCCTTCCCTGGTTGGGTGAGGAATATCAAAGTTCTTCTTGGCAGATAAAATATGTCCACCATTATTAGACATCACTTCGCGCTGTGTTATTAAATTACCACCACCAAAAATATCTTCGGAGGTGTCAATCACTCCAAGAAATACTGATGGTCCAGAAACAGCAAGTGAATAAGGACTGTGATTTCCACCTGGTACTAATGCCCCAGGAGTTATTCCTGCAACAGCAGAAATGGGAGAGTCATCGGAGTTTCCATACGCACCAATACAAACTGTTGCGTATGGGGAAATAAATTCCGTGGCACCACCAAAAACAACAGGTCCTTCTGCGTACACAGAACCATTTACTTTTGTTGGACCTTCCCCAATAGCAGGAACAATACCAATTCCTATCTTAAGTTGTCCGCCAACGTTTTGATCGTCTGTAAAAAATGACATTTTATCCTAATTTAAAGTTGTCTTTCATCATTCTTTGATGCCCATATTTATCATCTTTCAAATCACATGCGTTGCTAGCACCTCTTATAACTGAAGCAATCATTTTCATTTGTCCATTCGCAACAATCTCAAGTGTATTTGGTGTTGCTAATCTAAGAAGGTTTTTTGCAGTGGATGTTATTTTTTTAGAATCTAGCAAAATAGATTCACTAGCATTTAGTTTAATATTTCCTTGCTCTAAAGAACCAACAGCAACTAATTCAATATCATCAGCAACCATTCTTATTTTACCATTACTGGCAATAATGTCAATATCACCATTCTCTGCATTGAAGAAAATGCCATCTTGCTCTGCGTCAAGATCCATTCCACACCTGACAGCAAAAGTTCCAGGACTTGTCAGTGTGGTATATCCAGGTCTTTCTCCATCATTATCCATATAGAAACGATGACGACCATCCTTTGCCTGAAGCATCACAGAAGATGTCACATCTCCTTTCTTATGGACCTTACCAAAAGAAATAGATCCATTATCATTTCCATACTCAAGGGCAGTATAGTTGCGTTTAGCAGTCCCTGATTGTGCCCCCGTTCTACTATTATTTGTATTAGTTCTGGTTGACATTTATTTTACTTAATAAGAACTATTTAAACGAGATTGTCTGGAGTTCCTGGAATGTTAAGTCTAGGATTGTTACTGTTGACATCAGTACCAGATCTCTGAATTGCAGAAGGTCTAGTAGTGACTTCAGCATCAATGCTCTCCTGAAGGGTAGCATAGACTTGAATGAGTCTTCCAGCAGTTTCATATCTTCCAGCAAAAGGAATGCCATCCTTAAAGAAGATCTCTCCATAGTATGGACGACCCTCAATATATCCAGTCTGCTTAAGACCAGCAAGATCAGTGATCTGAATAACCGTATCTGGATCAACTTCTGGAGTGTCAACACGCAATTCAGTTTCAATACCTGGTACAAATCCAATTCCAGTACTAGTTTTAATAAGAATTTTTGGATAAGTGGTGATGATAACAGGAGGAGGAGTTCCAGTTCCACGACCTTCAGTACCTATTCCAAGACCTCCAGTACCTATTCCAATTCCACTACCAGGAGTTCCAGTAGCTCCAGTTCCAATTCCAGGAGGTATTTTAACACCAATAACTTTTCCAAATGGTCCAACAGTAATTGGAATGTCGGTAGCAATACCAACAATAGTAACGGTATCTCCAGGGGTATAACCGATGCCTGGTTTTTGTGGTGTAATAGATGTAATAGCAACTTGTGAGGGGACACCAGGAGTGCCGGTGCCAGATGGAGGATAAGAATTTCCTGGTTCCTCAACAACAACTTTAGCAACTGTTCCAATGCCACCAACCTGTCTACTACAAGGAGGGGCAAGAAGAACTGCGCTGATTCCAACAGGATTGACCAACCATGATCTCTGGTCGGCAAGTTCTATAGGAACTTCGCAAGTAATCTTACAGGCAGCTACAGTAGGGTTCTCTCTAAAAGTAGTTCCAGGTATATTAGCATTCTGTAAGATCAACTTGATGTCACGCTTTCCAGGATTTGCAAGAGAAAAAGCAAAGGTCTCAACTCCTCTATTAGTTCTTGTCAAACCGACAGATTTATATCCATCACTACCAAAACTATTTCTTAAATTTTCTCCTATGAAAACTTCTAAAACATCGTCTGCTTCAATTTCCATCTTGTAATCACCAGCAATTGGAAAATCAACATTCTCCCATACCATCTCCCAAGTTCTACCCTGAAGATTACTGCCACTTTCTTTTGTTCCATTTGGGAAAAACGGTGACAAGAATGGACCAAGTTTTCCTCTTCTATAAGTTGCGAGAGTTGGATTCACAATCACAGGTGCTCTGTTGGGAGTGCGACCTCCAACAGTGACTGATCTAGAGAGTTCTTTATTCAGAATAGTATATTTGGCATCGCCAATACTAGTGATTGGTTCTGTCACAGATTCTTCCGCAGCATCAACTCGGAATGTAAGATCCCAAGTGTTTCTCTTTTGAGTTCCTCCTCTCGCTGTCCCCCGTATACCCTTTCTCTTATTTGATGGCGTAAAGATACCTTTACTACATCTTATCTGCATATCATCATTATCATTCGCAGAACCAATAATATCAGCAAAGATGACATTAGATGGATTCGGAGATTCTTTAGCACCATCATTTTTATTAGAACCAAATGATCCTTCCTTCAGTGTTCCTTGTTCTGGAACAAGTGCTACAACTTCAGGTGCTGGAGGTGTTTGCCTAGTGGCATCAAGATTAATCGTTTCAGTTTGATCACCATTTCTTCCTCTTCGTGTCCATACTTTACCTCCAATCTCAAAACTATTCAGGGCAACTCCGTCAACATTTGGATTATCTTTCCATTCTAAACTTATTCTTATAGAACAATTACCCCTTGCTTCAATAGACCTTCCATCTGAAGAAAACTTAGCAGTTCCTCCTTTTACATCTTCAATAGTAATCTCTGCGTTTGTATCGCTACCACCACCATCTTTTAGTTTTATTTTTCTTCCGTTACTGGAAACATCAATAGGATCATTTTTACTATTCAAACCATTATAGTTAATACGGAAACTCTTGTTAATGTCCTCTCTTGCTGTACCAGTGTTTGTATTACCAACTTTGATAGTTTTTCTTTCACTACCCTTTTCACCTCTTTGTCTAACAGTCCAACTGACTTTTTCGCCATTACCAACTTTTAAAGTTCCTACGGAAAGACCAGAAATATTAGGTTTATCATTCCAACTAAACTTCAAACTAACTTCACCATCTCCCTTAACAACTAGTCGTTTAGCATCATCAGTAAATCTTGCAGTGACTCCAGGAGATGTTGATTCAATTTTTAAAGTAGCATTTGTGTCAAATCCATCATCAATGTCATCATCAAATTCAATAGTTTTCCTATCTTTAAGTCTTCTACCAGCAGTTTCACTGGCACCTTCAGTTCGTATAGCATAAGACTTCTCACTGACAGGAGCAGTAACAGGTTTTTTTGTATATTTTCCAGTAGCAATCGCAGTGACTTTATAGTCAGTATTGCGTTTTACTCTCTTTTTGACAGTTTCAGTTGCTCTACTTTCTGCGACATTATCAATCGTGAATGTATCATCACCACCGATTTCCTTAAAGATAAACTTCAATCCCATATTCTCTTTACTTCCTTGCCCATAAACAAAAAAGTCAACACCGATTTTATCTGGTCTGTCGGTGGGTTTTGTCACCCAATCTTTAGTATTAAATACTTTCTTAGTGACTTGCTTGTACTTAATTCTCTCTCCATTCCTGACGGTAACATCAATTTTAGCCTCACCTTTATATAAGAAAAATTTGTTACTGGTAAGGTCTTTCTTTTCAGTGCGGAACCCATCAACTTTTTTAACTACTTCCAGAAGATTTGCTGGAGATTCACTATCTTGGGGATTCTGACTAACTGTAACATCAGCGAAATTATCAACGGTTCCTTGGAAGACATAGAAACCATTATACGGAATAGTAGCAGTCCAGGTATTGCTCCATTGCGAACCACTATATCCACTACCTTTTGTTCCAATGGGAAGAACAGGAGACATCGCATAACGATTCATAAATTTACTCCAAGTTCTTCTTCCACTAGAAGCACGGTGAGATACTGGATGCCATTGTTCCTCTGCAGGATATCTAGTTGTCCAAATTGGATTTGGAGGACAAGGACCATCTGGTTTTACTACTGGTTCTTGTGGAATTGGTGGTGGTGGAGCCTTGATAGTTAGTGCGGCACCGAAAGGATTCTGATTCCAAGATTGGCGAACCGTAATTTCTTTCTGAACAGTAACATATGCTGCTTTAATATTGACTGCAAGTCCCATCGGATTACCAGCATATATTGATTTTCCTGGGATCTGTTCCAAGAATGCTCGGATCGTATAGGTCCCTTTCTCAACTTCTAATGCGAATGTTTGCTTTCCATTAGACTTTCCTCGACCTCTAAATCCTTTTACATCTAATGTTTGTGCCTGGAATTTTCTATTAAAGATTTCAAGACGTACATTATCATCTACCTGGACATCCACAGTGTAAGTTCCTGATGCTGGGAACTTGATATCTTTCCAAACAATCTTATGAATTCCTGCATAAGCATCTGCGGAACCTGTTGCATCATCTAAATTTTTGTTGGATGAATTATTCTTACCATTCTTGGGAGGTTTTGGTGGTTGTGATTTTGCTTCATCAAGAGATACGATACTCCTAACGGTAAGTGCTCCATTATCATCAAGACCGTTGTCAATATCATCATCAAAAACAACAGTATTATCTACAGGTTTGAATCCAGAAGTTCCAGAACCTCCAGTAACACGAACTCTATATTCTTTACCCGCTGTGAAAGTTCCTTCACCAAACTTGGTATCTTTCTCTCTCCACCGACCTCTATCATATTTTCCATCATCTCCAATTCTTCCTCTCTTAATACTAACCACACCACCATCACTATCAATACGAACTTCTTTTAGTGCAAGTCCTTTTGTTATAGGATTATCATCAATTTTCAATTTGAATCCAATTTTTGCTCTACCAGTTCCAATGACTTTTAAATATACGTTACCATCTCTTCTTATGAACTTAGTCTTTGGTTTCACAAAAGGAGTGGGTGCTACTGTAGGAGGAACAGCAGGAATCTCTTTATCAAGTTCTACTGGATTAAATGGAGTGATGCCATCTCTATTAAAGAAATCTCCAAAAGGACCAACATCAGGTCTCATTCTATAAAGTTTTCTGTCTGCTTTTTCAATAAACTGTCTTGTATTGAATACTAATACCTTTTCAATATCATCTCTCTGTAAAGCTTTCCCAGTTTTATCATCAACAATGTCCTGGTCTTTAAGATCTTGCCAGAGATTTTTTACCAATCCACTAGTTTTTTCATCAAATACGTATTCAAGATCAAAAGTGTTTCTACCTTTACCACCCTCTCTTCTACCTGGAGTTCTTCTTCTGTTAGATGATGTAAAAACTCCACCCTTCTTAACAAAGATTTGCATGTCATCATTATCATTTACAGATCCAATATAATCTGCAAAAATTCTATTAGAACTTGCCCTTGTTTCTTTATTCTTGGTGCCGTTTTCAATACAACCTTGTTCTATATAAGAATCCTTACTGCCAGGAACTTTCTTTGTGATATCAAGTGTTTTGGTTTCTTCTCCTTTCCTTCCAGATTGCTTCCAAACTTGATCTCCAATCTTAATAGATCTAACAGCAACTCCAGCAGTTTTAGGATTATCCTTCCACTGAAGTTTAAGGGTTACACTTTGGTTTTTTTGCGTAGCATTTTTGACAATCAGTTTTTGTCCATCATCAGAGAACCTTGCATCAACTCCAGGATCTGTTGATAGGATTCTGAAAGTGGCATTGGTATCATTTCCATCCCCATCACGCAGTTTGATCTGCCTATTGAATTCTTGTATTCCTCTAATGTCATTTCTCCCTGTGATATTTGCCTTATTGATTCCAATCCAAGTAATATCAAACACTTGAGTCTTGTTTTCCTTCTCAAATCTATCTGCGGTAGCTATGAACTTAACATCATACTTCGCACCAGCAGTTACTTTACGTTGTACTTCTCTAACTTCGTTATTTTCTCCATCATTATCAATGGTGAAGTTATCAGAAGTATCTGCTTTGTTTGTAAAAACAGCAGAAATCTTTCTATGTCTACCACTTCCTTGTCCAACAACATTAAATTTGACAGTGCGATACTTGGTCTTGTCGCCACCATCAGCAGTGAAAGTTTCAGTAACAAACTTCTTTTGTGGGAAATTTAATAAATCAATTCTAATTTCATGAAGACCTTCTTTCACATGTTTCTTTACTTTTACCGGTTTTGAATTGAAGGTATCAGTGATATTCATAACCTTTTCCCCATCCAAGAGGACTTCGCCCTGATTATCAGCAGCTCCTCTAAAGGTATATTCGCCATCATGAGGAAAATATTCTTTATAGAATAATGAATAAGGTTTACCAGCACGATCCGATCCAGGTTCATCTGACGAATACTGTGGAGCAACAGCATACCTGTTCATAAAACTAGGTTCAACTTTCTCTGTGAAAGTTATTTCCTTTTTTCTGTTGAGACGATAAGTTAAATCAAAAGTACCTCTTTTGAATTTGTTGTTTTCGTTCTTGTCAATCTCTCTACGCTTTTTTCTTAATTCTCTTAATTGTTTTAGTTTTTCTGCATATTCTACCGTAAGATTTCCATGTTCTTCTTTGAGTTTTTCATTACTCATATTTGTTGCTAGTTCTTTTTTTATATCAAGTCTCCTAGCTCTAATTTTATCAATAGATTTTTTTTTTTTTTCTTGTTTATTCTGAATTCCAGAAGTATCAAACTTGATACCAGTTCTTTCACCTGCCTTAAAATTGCCAATATTAGCAGTTACTTGAATGTCATCATTATCATTTGCCGACCCAACAACATCGGCAAAGATAGCTTTGGACTTTTGTCCAACTGCTTTTTGTCCACCTATCTCTCTTGGATTTCTACCTGATTCTTCTATGAGACCCTGTTCTAGTTTCCTGTTACCTGGATCTACTGTTTTCTTTCTTATATTAGATGTAACAATGTAGGTTGTGTTTGCTTTAAGAGATACTAATTGAGTTCTTCTCTTACCACTTCTTTGTTGGTGAGTAACACCTTTAACTCTAAATTGATGAGATCCATCTTCTGCTTCAAACTGGAAATAAATCTGTCTGTTTTTATATGATCCTTGCCCATAAACTTCAAATTCAACTTCTTCAAATAAATCATCTCTAGTTCTTTCTCCACCCCATGCCCAATGCTTTACGGGGTATAAGATGCCGCCTAACTTATTTGCTTTTTTACTTGTACCATTACCAGTAACTCTTACTGGAGTCTCATCTCTAGTCGTCCACCAAGGTTTATTGGGATCATAACCTTTAAGAAATGCCAGATACTCCTGGAGTTCTGTCTCAAAACCAGATTTTGCGGTCAAACTTAAAACATTAGCAGGATTCCAATCTCCAACTACTGTTTGATTGCCCATTGAATAAACCTTTCCCCAAGGATTATCATCAGCATCATAACCATATTGACCTAACTTGAAATCATACTCTTCTACATCTGCTTCATCATCAAAATTTTCTGTTACAACTGCAGTACTTCCTAGTATGGATTTTGCTCTAGCACCAGATCCTCTTTTACAATCATCAATGATACGAACTTGTGGTGGAAATTTATAACCAAACCCACCATGAATCATACGAACATGAAGAATAGCACCATCAAGACCAACAATTGGAGTCGCAACAGCACCAATTCCACCACCACCTTGAAGTTCTATTCTTGTTCTACATTTATCAAGTTCTGATCCATACTTTTCATAGTTTCTTTCTGCACCAGTCTTGTTTTTCTTTCCTGAACCGTCAGAAGCTTCTGGGTTGTATTTACCCTCATCGGTGAAAGGTAATTTGGGATTTGGTTTAATCTCTGGTTCTCCTAGGGTATCAGGATCTGTTCTAAATCCTCTTACCGTATTACAAGGATCAAACTCACCATTGTCATCTACAAGACCTGATGGATTAGATGATGGTAAGGTATCTTTATTTTTTAATTTATTAACTTCATTGATATTAATATATCTTACTTTATCTCTGTTCGTTATGACAAATTGAGTACCAGGATTTCTTTCTGCATACTTATTCGCCTCATATACAGTAAGTCCACTTACATATCCTCTCTTTGCGTCAATGTACCCAACACGAACAGAATCATTTGCATCTTCATTGTTCGCGAAGATATCAAATTTTGCATTGATTTTTCTGTCGGACTTGGATCCTGCCATCTTATACTACTTCTGCCGATGTCATATACGAATATTTATTAAGCTATTTGTAAGTAATCACTTGGGTTGTAGGTGGCATCATCATACCCAGCATCGAGATCAACATCTGGTTCATCTTTTCTTGGAGTAGCGTAATCTGGTTGAGGTGTTGGTGTAGTTATCCTCTCTGCTCTTGCAGTACCGCTTTCAGTAACAGAGTTACCAACAGATTCAACACTAGGAAGTTCACCAGCAGCTGCTCCAGATCCACCAGTAGCAAGTTGATAGTAATCATTGATTGCTTTCTTTGGCGGTAGTTCTCCAGCAAAAACATTTGCTATAACATTAACAAAATCAAGAGCAGCACCAAGTCCACCAGCAATATCAGGAATCATTGATATTGCTCCATCCATACCACCAGTTACAATGTCTGCATTTGCTCCAAAATTACCAAATGCATCACCCAATCCAGCACTCATCAATTCTTTTCCAGCACTCAAAGTACCGGCAACACTATCCATTTCCGCCTGAACTCCATCAAGATATGAATTTAAACTACGAACAACATTAGTATTTGCTTCTTCTATCTGTGCTTTGTTTTTAGATATTACAGTTGATGCAAGACTCTCGGCATAACACATTGGAACTTTTGGGGCAGTTTTAAATTTTCCACGGTTGCCAACACCATTTCCAATACCAATAGCTTCTCCAGTATCAGGATCAATACCACTTTGAGAACTACCTGAACCTTGAGCATTTGCAATCTGTTCTGCTTGTGCTACTCTTTCTGCTGGTTGCAGTGCATCTAATAAAGCAGAGCATAACTGGTCGCCAATACCAGCAATCATTTGATTATATAATCCCAAAATCATTTCATTCAATTTCTCTTTCAAATCCCCCATTTGATTTCTAAAAGAAGATGGTAATGAAGCAATAACTTTAGTCATAACAACGTTAAGTTGCTTCAGGACAAATTCCATTATCTTATCAAAGATAACTTTCATATACTTTGCTGCCTGCATCGCACCCTTGCAGATCATTTCCTCAAGGTCTCCTATTGTGCTTGATACAGCATCAACATAACTCTGGATAGCATTCAAATACTTATCCATCTTTTGAGCGATATTGTCAATGATGGTCTGAATTGCCTTTAATGCAGACTGCACAGGTTCATCGGGGATAGGCATGACAGTTTTTTCTTCTGCCAAGTCCTGTTCTTTTACATCACCGGCACTAATGTGTTGGACATCAGGGCTTTCTCTTTGTGCTCCTTTTTTGAATGGAGCAGTGGGTGCTGTCTGTTGTGCTTCTCTATTAGCTACAAGGTTTGCCACTGCTGCCATTGCAGCATTTTCTACTTCCTGAACTGACTTACCTTGTGATCTTGCTTTTTCTCTTGCAGCCTGTGCTGCTTCTAGTCCTCCAGGGACCGATGACAATGGTTGGTCTGGTCTTAATCCAAACTTATTCAGTTTTACATTTGCCGGCACTTGTTGTGCAGCAGGTGATGAGTTGGGGTGCTCTGATTTTATATCACCATCAGGAGGAGTTGGTTTTTCTCCAGTCTTTGGATCCTTGGGCACTTGACCATCAGCATATCCACTGACTGCCAAAGATCCTGGTTGTTTATTGGTGACTCTATTATCACCAACAGTCAGTGCAGGCTCATTCTGAGCGTTATTTGACATAACACCCATGATGACTGGAACAGTCATTGCCGTTCCATCCATGAAGAAACCAAACACTATGTTTCCTTGACGGAGTGCTGGTGTTTGACCACTGCTATTAAGACTTCCTCCCGATGTTACGGGCATCATCACATTAGCCCAGGGCAAGTCTTTAGAAGGTATTTCAGTTTCACCTTGATCATGAAGACCAAGAATTCTTACTTTGTACCTTCTACCCCAGCCTATGTTTTCTCCTTCACTTGCGTGGGGAGCAGCAATAACATTTTCTCTCCAGACGGAATCATCAGCAATCTGACCGATCCACCAGTGAAAACTGGATCCTAATAAACCAGAATCAAATAATGCTCCTCCGTCTTGTGCCATATTAATCAGTTGTCGTGCGTCTTACATTCAGGAGCACCTGGTTCCACTTCACAGTAAAGTTCTAGTGCTGTGGGGTCGTGATGGTCTCCTGCTGCGATTTCTTCTTTATGATTTTCTACATACACTTCTAATTCATGCAGTTCTTCCTCCACATGACGACGCTGCTGTGGTGAAACTGTGGGATCCTGCAGAATCTGCTTATCCTTTTCAATATGCTTTTCGATGCTTTCCATATACTGTTACCTCTTTGCGTGGTTTCCTTGTCTCCCGAAGGAATCTCTTATTAAACAAAGTTTTGTTAGAGTTCTATCAGGTGTTATGTAATGACATAGACTTGCTATAATATATAGACCCCCAGTCTGCTTGTCAATCTCGTCGTTCTCTGTGTTAGGTTTTCCTTGCGGAGATGGTGCATCAAAGAATATCATGTCTCCTGCGTGTAAAGAGAAGTCTCCCTGAATCGTTATATTTACTTGTGATGCAAAAACCTGATTATATCTCATAATCGACTGGTTGTAAATACCACTAAAGTCAAAGTTATTTTCTTTAGACTCATTAGCAGTTTCACCAAAGGATCCAGTATCAAGAAAGTTCATTGTAGTTCTTGAAAATTCTTTAATCAGATTTGCATTAAATCCAATCAATTCTTTAGCTGCTGTTGTGAGTGGTTCAATTTGTTCATCAACATCTTCTACAATGTCCTCTATTGTTGATAAAACAGTTCTCTTAAAATTAAAGTTAAGTGGATCAAACGTTATGGAAGCAGTTGAGAATGCTCCCATCTTAGACATTTCCATAACGTTAGCATTTGACTTATCATAAGTCAATGCCTTGTAGTCATACCCTGCTGGTAAATCATCCTTATTTCCATCTGGGGTTTCATTATAGATAATTGATTTCTTTCTTGGATTCTTTTCTTCATCAAAAAAACTATCAATAGATTTGAAGACCATTTTCTCTGCGGTCTCAAAGAAAAAGTATCCTGCTGTCTTACCTTCACCACCAGATGGTTGTGCTTTCTTAGCGAAGGTGTTCAGCATGTAATATGGTTTTCTATTCAATCCATATTCTTTGAGAGTGTTACTAGTTTCCTCAATATCTAATGTCTTTTCTGACAGCAAAAAATCTGTAATCAAAGACTTGACATGATCAGAAATCTTTTGATTTGGAAAAAACTTTCTAACATTCTTAGTATCATTAATCGCATATGCTTCTGACACTAAAGGTAGAACCATTGCAGACTTACCTGGTTTATCAGATAATGGAGCAGTTTTACTAACTAGTAATTGTACTTTTAGTTCATTTTCAAAATTGTCTTCAGCAACAAAATCAAATGGTTCACTTCCAGTCAAAGGAAGACCTTCATAAACTGTCTTTTTGTCTATTGAATTACCAGTATCTGCAAAGATATAGGATCCCATTACGCCATCCTGCAAGATACTCTCATAGTATCTAAATTCAATAAATCCACCCGCGACATTTACTTGACGAGATTCATCAGTCTTGCTGGTTATGATTGCTGATTTGACTGCTGTCGCACCTGCTCTTTGACCAGATACTTGTTTAGTTGTTTCTGACATTGTTATATTCTCCTACTCCTATTTACCCGAATTTATAACGAATATCTTTCCAACCACTGCTGTCCTTACCAGAAGCAGATGGTACTCGTATATCTGGCATACTACTTTGAGTTTCTCCATAAGAAGATCCTCCAGTAGAACCTCCTGCCATTACTAATTCATCTCTCGCAGGTTCTTCATAA